ACCATCGGTTGCGAGTATTCGGAGAGACATACACCCTAAATGGGTTGACGTATGTGAACTTCACATCGCCTCTACCAAAATCTGATTCTGGGTCTATATATGCATATAGATACCCCATGCCTGTTGTAGCGTAGTCATGTATTGCTTGTTTTAGCTGCCAGTCTCCATTGGAGTTGCCCCATACATAACCCATAATAGTTCTCCATACAGAAGCAACTTTAACATCAGAATCTTCCCTTGGAGTTAAAGTAAACGCTGGGGCCCTAGAGGTTAATACAGCTTTAAATTTTTCAATAGCTGGCCCAATTCTATCCATTGGAACGTCAGCTTGATTGCGAGCTTGCAGCTCGTCTACTTCTTCACTACTAAAATGATTTCCGTGATAAAAATCAACATCATAACGAGCTTCGGTATCCCAATCAGAACGTGCGTCTCTCCATTTGCGGTATAGTTCTTGATTATAATCCGCTCGTTTATCTTTGTCTAATACCATTAATCCTCTTCATTTACTAGGCGTTGAACCAACAATCTATTAATTAAACCTTTTACTTGTGGGTTTAGCGTTTCAGGTGCTATTGCTTTGCGACGCAATAAAGCGCCTTGCTTGCGAGACAGTGGTGTGTCAAAGCCAAGGGACATTAAATAAGCTGGTGTTAGCTTTGGAATATTTATTTCTTTTTCTTCTTGGTCTGACATCACTCCGTCCCTCATTACGTATTTATCTGGAGAAAGAGGTCTAACTCTTTTTTCATTTTCTATCATAGCCATAAAATTAGCCATTGCTTTTGCTTGCATTACTTCTGCTTCATCTTCAGTAGCCGCATAATTCATTACTGCTTCAAACTCAGGGCGACTCATCGGTGGATTCATTGTATTGGGTTGATACGGTGCTTCTACTCTTAATGGAGGTTCGTATCTTACCCCTATTACATTTCCATCTTTGTCATATCTTTCAACTGCCTTTGACTGAACTTGACCACCAGTTTGGTAAGGTATAGGGCCACCTTGTCTCATAATCATTCTTTGACCGGAGCGAGGTATCTTAGACTTTTTCATACGCTCTAATAATCTTTTAACGTCTGCGTCAGTATCCATCGGTTTGCCTGAAAATGGATTGGTATTTCTTTTTGTTTCTAAAGAA